TTGTGTCCCTTCACCGCGCCCGCGCCGCCGTTGTAGGCAGCACACACGGCGGACCAGCCGAACGGCTCCTTGAACCGGGCGGCGAAGGCTGCCAAGTGCTTGCAGCCAATGTCCAGCCCGGTGGCCGGGTCGCACAGCTGGGTGAGGTATGCGCCCTTGAAGCCCCGTTCGCGCGCCACCTGGCCCATGACCTGGAGCAGGCCAAAGGAGGTGGCGCGCAGACGGCGTTCCGTATCCAGCGAACAGGGCGAAACGGCTTTCACGTCGGGGTTCTTTTCCACGTACCGAGTATAGAAGCCCGGTTCGTAGCGGGTGGCCCACGGGTTGCCCTAGCTTTCCACCTGCGCCATGGCCGCCACCAGCGAGGGCGGCAGGCCATGGCGGGTGGCTGCGTCGTTGATCAGCAGGGCGAGCTGTTTGGGGTCCATGGTCACTCCTTGTCGTCGGCGCGGGTGTTCAGGATCTGTGCCTGGGTGTCCTTGGGTATGTCGCTGTGGACAACAAGGGCGCGGAGCATGCGGAACAGGATGGTCAACTTGGCGTTCACCCCGTCGAGCGAATCCTCGCTGGCCTCGTGCTGCAGGCGGCACTGGTCGCGCGGCACGAATTTGCTGCCCAGCCAGATGCGCACGAACACGGCGGTGAGGGTAGAGATGAATCCACCCGACAGCAGCAGTTCCAACGGGGTGAACGTCAGCATGCCGCGCCCCCTGCCCTAGCCCTGCCCGGTGGTCCCGGCGGCGTCCGCCTGCGGGGCGGAATCGTCGCCCACCTCGGCAACCTTGGTGGCAGACGGGTCCGCGTACAGTTCGGCGGACTTGTTGGTGATGAGCCGTTCCGCCATGTCGGCGGGCACGGAGATGACGGAGTTGGGCGGATGGACGATGCGCACGCCCTTGGCGTCGCGGTCCCACAGTTAGCCCAGCAGACGGACGCGTACTTTCTTGGCAGCCATGGGCACCCCCCTAGAGGACCACGGCCGTGACCACGGACGCGGGCTGGTAGATGACGGGCAGGGGGTTGGTTTCACCCAGCATCCACAAGGACGAGGGTTCTTCTTCGATGTACATCTTGCTGAAGTATTCAGCCTGCACACCGCCGACGCCCGCCGTCAGGTCTTCGATCAGCCCGAATTCCAGCACGGCCTTGGCCTTGGTGGAGTAGAGGGCGATCTTGTTGACCGGCCAGATTTCCTGCGACACGTCGTTGGCGTCCAGGAACGAACCGCCGTAGCGGTACAGTTGCAGGCCCTTGTAGAAGCCCACGTAGTCGGCGGCGAACTGCGGCGCCAGCATGCCCACTTCCATCCGCTTGTTGTCCAACTGCTTCTGGATCTTCGGGTGGCTGGTGAACCGGGCGGAAACGCTGGTGCCCATGATCATCACGTCCGGGCTGAAGCCGGTCTGGTCCTTGGCCTTCTTGGCCCAGGATTCCACCTGTTCGTCGATGTCGCTGGCGTCGTCGGACCACAGGTCACCGCCGGTCAGGGTGACCTTGTTTCCGGCGGGCATGCCGTAGTCGTAGATCAGGCCCAGTTCGTCGATGGTCATGGAACCCTGCAGGATGTCGGCGCAGGCCTTTTCGATGGTCAGGTCCAGGCGCATGCGCATGTCCTGAAGCTCGGTGGCCAGGTTCTTCTGCGCGGCCATCTCGGCGGTCTGCCCGCCAACCAGGTACGGGACGAAACATGCGGGACGGGCCAGCAGCTTCTTGGGATCCATCTGCTTCTTGGGCCGCAGCTTGGGGAATTCCAGATAGGTGGCCGACCGGCGGGTATGTTCGATGATCGTGCCGCCCTGCACGGCGGTGGTGTAGGGCACCACCTTGTTCTTGTACTTGTCCTTGTCGAAATGGAGGATCGTTGCCGGATTGGTGTTGCGGTCCTTGAACAGGGTCTTCTGGAGCAGGCCGGGCATGCCCGGCATTTCGGCAATGGCCTCGGTCAGGTACTGGAAATCCCAGGGTCCGGGTTTGGACATGGCGGCCTCCTACGCGGGCTGCTTGAGGGTGACGTAAATGCCCGCATCGCGCAGGGCGGCGATGGCGGCGGCCTTCTGCGGGGCGGTGATGCCGCCCGGCCAGGTCAGGCCCCGGTCCAGCACGGTGCCGTGCACGTAGCCGCGCGAAACGGCGTCACCTGCGGCGGGCACGGTGGTGTCTTCGGCCAGGATGTGGGTGGGGGTCTGGCTGCCGTCGGACGCGCCGGGGGCCAGCTTGACCAGCTTGCCGCTGGCGGTGACGGTGGCCAGCACCGTACCGGCGGGAATGTCCACCTGCGCGCCCGTGGACGCCAGGGTGATCACTTCCAGCACGGGCGGGTGCTCACCCAGAAAGGGGATGAAGGCATATTCTTCGGTGGTGACGGCGGGGTTCGCCATGGCGACCTCCTGTTAGCTCACCAGCGCGGCAAGGCGCTTGCCGAACTGGGCGGGGGTTTCGGTGCCGGGCTGACCGGGGGCACCGGCCAGGGGGGCAGCGTGCGCGCCAGCCAGACCCTCAAGGATCTTGTCCGCCTCGGATTTGGCGACAGGGGCTGCGGGCGCGCCAAGCGCGGTGCCCTCCTGCTGGGCGGCCGCGTCGGGCTGGGCGGCGGCATCGGCCTTCGGGGGCGCGGGCATCAGCCCGGCCACGGCGGCGATCTGCGCGGCGTTCAGGTTCTGGTCCAGCAGGGCCTGCACGCGGGTGGCCGCGTCTTCGCCCGCCGTGGCCCGCACGGCGGCCACGCAGGCCTCGGTACGGTCCTTCAGTTGCGTGGCGGCCTGGGCCGTGGCCTGTTCGGCGGCCTCGCGGGTGATGGACGCCAGCAACTCCGGGTGCTGGGCGGCAAGGGTCGCCTTGTCCATGGTTGTCTCCTTTGCAAGGGTTGCGATGGCCGTTTCAAGGTCGGCCACTATGGCGGTGACGAGGCCCTGCGGGGCTGCGGACGCGATGAAGATTTGCCCATCGGCCCACGTCTCCAGGGCCGCGACGTCCAGCCCCATGCCGGACGCCACCCCGTCGGTGAAATGCTGGTAAAGGGTATCCAGGCGGGCCTGGATGTAGGCGCGCTCCTGATCGGTGAGGGGGTTGTCTTCATTGCCCACGGCCTTCCACTTGCCTGCGGTAAGGTAGGCGTAGGAGACACCCATCTTTTCGTTCCAGCCCGCGTAGTTGGGCAACACGCTGATGATGCCGATGGAGCCGACGGACGCCGTGGCCGGGGCGAACACCCGCCCCGTTGCCGCACCGATGGAATAGGCGGCGCTGGCCATGGTGCCGTTGGCGTAAGCGGCCATGGGCTTGCCAGACGCCTTGCCCGCGCTGGTGATGAAATCGGCCAGTTCTTTCATGCCGGCCACGGTGCCGCCGGGGCTGTTGATGTCCAGCAGCACGGCGCCCACGGCGTTGTCGGCCAGGGCGGCGGCAATGGCCGGGCGAATCTCGTTGAGCATGCCGGACGAGAGTCGGCCACCCCACCAGGTGGAAACGGCGAACTGCGACAGCACGCCACGGATGGTCAGCACGGCCACGCCGTTGACCACCACGTAGGGCTTTTCCTGCATTGCATCGCCACCCAAGGCGAAGGCGGCGTGCGGGGTTAACCCTCCGGCGGGTGGCAAGGCGGACCCGCCGGAAGGTTCATGCCGCGCCAGTTTGTCGGGGGGGCTGGCGGGCCGGGAAAGAAACACATCGCGCACGTGCGCCATGAAGGGGGCAAGGGCGTCGGGCTGAATGGCCCACAGGCGCTCGGCAAACAGGCTATTGGGCATGGCCCTGCTCCTGCGTTTGGGCTGGGGGGTCGGAAGGGTACGGCCCGCGTTGGGCGGTTGCCCCGGTGCGCGAGTTGATGCGGTCGGCCAGTTCCGGCGCCAAGCGATGCAGCATGCGGTCTTCGTGGCCGCGCAGGGTCCAGACGTCTTCCACGTCCAGCCCGCGTTCGCCAAGGATTTCGCTGTACGTGGCAAGGCCGTTGTCCAGCATGGTGATGGCGGCGTCGGCTTCCTTCACCGGGTCCACGTAGCCGCGCCCGGGTCCGATCCAGTTGGCCGCCGTCCAAAGGGGCAAGGCCTCGTAAAAACCGGGGGCGTTGGGGGGCAGCTTGATGTGGCCGCGCAGAAAGGCTTCTTCCTGCACCATGCGCCACAGGGGGTGGCAGTACCGGCGGGCCTGCCACTGCCGCCACATCATGTACACGCGCCACGCCTCCAGCAGGGCCGCGCGGGCGGAGCTGTAGTTGGTCTTGGAAAAGTCTTTCAGTACTGCTTCGTAGGGCAGGCCCGCCGACGCGCCCATGGCCCGCACGATGAAGGTCACGAAGCTGTTCCAGTTGGCGCCGGGCCTGTCGCTGGAAGGGACTTTCACGTCCTCGCCTTCATTCGTGTAGAGCACCTGACCGGGGGCGTAGGACTGGTGGAAAATCGGCTCCCTGCGTCCGCCCTGATCCTCTTGCGGCCCTTGCGCGCCACCGCCGTTGCGGAAGTAGGCGTCAATCTCGTCGGTACCGCCGCTCTTGCGGCTGGTGGTGAACACCAGCGGGAAAGATGCGGCCACGATCTGCCCGATGAGTTCGTATTCCAGGCTGTCGGCCAGGTGGCGGAACAGCTTCAGCGCCGGGGTGATGACCGGCTCGCCCCGGTACTGCTCCTCGCTGGTATGGCGGAAGCAGTGGAAGAGGCCCACACGGTGGCCGACGCGGTAGGGAATGCGCCGGAAAGAACCGGACCCCAGGGCATCCCACCCGTGCATGCCGGTGAACAGGCTGGGGTTGGGCTCCGCTATCCACCCCGCAAAGCTGCGCCCGTGGGCGTCCAGTTCCACGCCGTCGCGGAAGTTGGACTGGCCCCGCTTGTCGGCGGGCGTGCACATGCGTTGCGGGTGTACGGGCTGGATGCGCAGGCCAAGGAAGCCGCCGTCACTGGCCGGGTCCACCATCACCGGGACGTGGACCATTTCGCCATGCACCAGTGCGGAGTGCATGCCCATGTACTGGAGTTCCGCGAACGGCTGGCCGTCATATCCTGCGCGTTCGGACCACAGCCACCATGCATCCTCCATGGCGTTGCCGATCTCGCGCGCCAGGTCTTCGTCAATGCCCAGCATCTTTGCCGGGATGCACGCGGACGGCATGAGGCCGTTGGCCCCCACCGCGTTGAGCGTGATGTTGCTGACAAGGGACGAGGCGGCCCAGTCGTTGGCGGTCAGGTCCTCGCTGCGGGTGGCGGCAACCTGCCGTTCCCGCCACATGGCGGCGGGAGCCGGGCGGCCCGGCAGGTAGTTGGACAGCGCACCCCGGAAGGATCCGGCATCACGTGAGACGCGCGGCACCACGCCCGGCACCAGCGGGCCTTCCGCGCGCATGGCGGGCATTTGGCCCGCCATCTGGCGGGCGCGGCGCATGGTGCCGTGGGGGATGGGACGAGCGGCGCGGGGCATGGCCATGGGCTACCACCGCCCCCGCAGGATGACGGGCCGCACGACCACGGGGCCGGGGCGGCGCGGCCTGCCGGACTGTTCGGCCAGCAGCTTGTTGCGCTCCGCGTCCAGGTAGGCCAGCTGGTCCTGGATGTCCTGCAACGAGTAGTGCGACACGGACTGGCCGCCGACAGAATAGAAGCGGCCGGTGGCTACAGCATTGAGAGCCTCCTTCCACGTCGCGATCTGCGCGTCGAGTTCTTCAAGAGTCCAGACAGACATGCCCGCAACCTACGGGGCTGCGGGCATGCTTGTCGTGGACGTGGTGGACGTAGTGGACGTGGTGGACGAAACCTTGAGAAATCGGGGGGCGGATTCTCATTCGGTGGTTGCATCCTCCACCGGCACCAGCCGCACGCCACCGCCTGGGTGTTGCACGCCCACCCACCACCGGCCCGCAGGGTCGCGCAGGGGGGTGTCCGTCACCACGTGGGTCAGGTCGTGCATCATCCGGCCAAAGCGGATGCGCCCGTTGGGCACGCGCACGCGGGTGCCGCGCGGCAGCTGGGGCGGCGGGGCCGGGGCGTCACCCTGCCCTATCAGCCGGGCCACGCCCTCGCCTATGTCCGCAGCAGAATGGTAGCCCGCCACCCAGCAGCCGCCTGCGCGCACGCGGAACAGGTGGGGTTGCCCGTCCGCCCACTGGTCTGCCGGGAACAGCTCCCACTTGTGCGGCGCGCTTGCCTTGGTTTTGAGGCAAATCGACGCGCAGGATTTGCGTTTTTCAGACATGCTATTGCCTCGT